CTGTACACATTAAGGAGCAGGAATACATTATCGTTATACAGCAATTCCAGGTTCTTGTTGAATACCGTTAAGTATTCTTCGTCGTCGGCCAAATATTTTGGGATATCAAGAACGACAAAAATCTCAAAGTTTCGCCCTCGCCAATTATCACACGTATCTTCCAACAGCTGGATGCGGCGCGCTGTTTCATCGTAATCATTCAAACACGTAGATGTGCATGTGAACGTAAAGTACTGACTCATTTCCTGGAACTTTGGATCGGTGACAACATCATCCAGATTGGATGCGCTGAATATATCTGTTGGCCCCAAGAACAATTCGTTGAAATCATACCCCGCATCTCTCCATTGGCGGACAAGATCGCAAGTCACGTCAAGATCATCTCCCAAGAAAGGAAGTTTTTTGTTGACGAAGCATCCAGGACACTTATGTTCACAACCACCCAACAGATCCAATGTCAGATCTATTGACATCCAGTTAGCATCACGCAGAGCTCTAGTGCCGCCTTTATGTTGAGCATACGCATTGGGCAATTGCATTTGCGTTCTCTCCCGGCTCTCTAAGCAACTCTTTTGGTAGCATACATTTCTTGATGTTTCTGGATTCCATGTACGTTAATATATTACGCGATGCGCATGTCGTTAAATGAGGACACGTAGCGCATTCTTTTGTGTCGTCTGCGTATATCATTTGCCGAATGAATAGCTCTCGTGCCTTTGCGTCAAGTTCTTCCGGTGTCCAGAACCCATCAATGTTTCTTGGAATGTGAAACAGTTCGTCTGTAACAGGAATGTTTTCGTATATGAAGGGTGCTACGTATAACTCATGATTACGATACGTGTAGTCATGAAACGTTAACGCATTCGCGTATATGTTGATCATGTTGGAATACACTTGGCTTATCGTATCTTCGGTGATTTCTCGACGAAGAATATCACGCAGTTTAGTTGCATAGTCCATTACCAACAGTTGATTGTTACTGCGGAAAAATGATGGGTTGATTCGTAAGCCGGTGGTGCAGTCTTTTGATGGGGGATTGAATTCTACCATTAATCGGTGATTTAACTCAGCAAGACTTAACTGAGCGAACTTTCCCTCTTTGTCGACATTGACAGTAAAGAACACGTCATCCAAATCAAACAGTTCTAGCTTCTTCCACAAATCCGTTAAGTACTCTTCATCGTTGTTGAGATACTTTTCCAAATCCAGCATCACAAAGCATTCAAACCCACGGCCTCTCCAGTTGGGGTGGTACTGCTTGATCTTCTCTACACGAGCTGCTATTTGGTCATACGTATCTTGTAGTGTAGACACGCAAGCGAACGTAAAATGCTCGCCTAGCATCAAGAAGTCATCATTATCGAATATTGCGTCAAAGTTGTTAGCGCTAAAGATATCTGTAGGTCCAACGAACGTTTCATTAAATCCAAACCCCTGCGCCTCCCACTGATCAACCAGTCGAGCAATATCAGCCAGGTCGTTACTATTCACTTTATTTCTGCGCTGAACAAAACACCCATCACAGTGGTACGCGCATCCATCTAGGAGGTCCAGGGTAAGATTAACGGACGTAAGGCATGCATCCCGCAACGGATTCGTTGCAGTGTGAGGAATAGAGTACGCCTTCTTCAGTAAATCGTCCATTATCTGCTCAAAAATGATTCTACCACTGCATGCAACATGTTTGTAGGGTTGTCAATAAAAAACTGGATTAACCGATCCCCTCCATATATGTACTCATCGAAATAGTACGTATAATACGAGCGATTGAAATCCAATAAAGTATCACTGACAAGGCTTAACAACACCTCATCGTGTTCAATCAGATGAACGAAATTTACTCCAACACCTTCCACCGGGCCGCCAACTTCATGTTGCGTTTCACCGACGATAGGATTCTTAACTGGACCTGGTGCGTCAGACGATTCAATTAGAAATAGTGGGAGTGATCGAATTACATCCATTTGATGTTCGATGACACTATCAGGAATTGCCTTCAATATGCTACTTGACCACATATCTGGATCTTCTAAAGTCTGCACATGGGCTTTCGCTAACAGAACATCTGCATGCAATTGACTTAAATTTGACCTGCCGACTAAGAAGGGGGTTTTCATATATTCCACTAAAAACTCAGTCGTAAAGTTTGTTACTAAAAAATCAATCTTGAGGTTCGATAAGTATCCCAATATGTGGGCTGGTTTAAGTGAGCAGTCTTTAAGATCGAATTTGAAAATAATATCGTTATTACCAGAAGCATTCGCTCGGCAGTATTCATTGATCTCCGAAGGTGACAGAGGGATTGTTGTTTGTATTATTCGCTTTTCCATTCTATACCCTTTGTAACATAATTGAAGAATGCCTTCATTGGGCATCGCGGGTTACTCATGTCTCGTTCCCTATTCTTCCAATCAGATTGCGTGAAGCAACGAAGGCCACAGCGCTGAAAATATTCGCAGGAAAGACACCCAAGGTCGTCTATATAATTCTGCATCATTCCAGCATTATCGTCCATGTTTAATGTTGTGGTGAAATCGTCTTGGTCATACCGGTGCCATCTGCAGTTTGATGTTCGATTGTCTGGAAAAATTGTTAACTTGTTCAATGATAGACAATGCATCTCATTTACTTCATTTTCCAACAATGTTGCAACTGGAGCTATTTTAGGGTACCGATCTGCTATAAATTTGTACCACTCGTATATCATACTATCTGATGGCATCATCGCATCGGTTCCTTTGTCAGGAATAAAGTCATCGAAATAGATGTTGAAATTGTCATACAGCCATTTGAAGTACTCGTCCTTATCTTCCATGAAGATCCTTATAGACTCGACTGTACCGACCAAATTAACCGATATGATATACTCTGGACCGAACCATTCAATGTTCTTCTTGTATCGGTTTGACATAGGACGGCCATCAAAATCGTATGAAACGATCAGATGCGAATCAACACCAGCATTTCGTAACTGGTCCATCAAATCCTTAACGAGTTCTTTCTTGGCAAATAGAAAATTACTTACCCAAACGATACGCAATTTCACTTTGTGCTTATACGCAATGTTGTTGATCTGCCAAGCAATATAAAAGAAGTCATCACACAGACGTTCCATCCAACGATCTTGAAACAGTTCGCCTCCTACAATATTGAACTGAACTAGATCAACAGTTCCCGCCCGCTCTTCGATAAACTTATCTGCGATGTGAAGTTTCTCTTGCATTTCATCTCGCGTGAGTCCAATAGTAGATTTTTTATCATGAAAGCAAAAATCACACTCGATGTTACAATTCTCAAACAACGTAAGCTCCACTTCAGCAATCGACGGACGCTTACTCTCGAGAAGCTGTTTAGTAACTTCAGCAGGAACCGAAGGATCTTTCCCCTCAGTCAAAGGAACTTGGACTATTGGAATTTCAGACAGTTTGGTCACTGGCCACTCCACTCTCGTGGGAGCGAACAGCAGCGATCAGACCGAAGAACGGACACGTGCTAGCGAAGTGAAAGAGATTCTTTCCGCGGAACATATACTCATCAAAATAACGAGCGTAATATGTTTGTTCGCTCAACTCTGGAACATCTTGCGAGTAAACGATCATAAAATCTTCGAAATTGAGCAATGAAATTAACGACATGTTGATCGAATCATATAGTGTGTCATCAACCCTCGTGATGCTATCTTTATCATAACCATCAGTCCGGGTAAGTGCATACAACATGAACGAATCGAGGAACACAAGTTGTTCTGCCAGTAGATCGGCGTGCGCTTCAGCGAAGGCAATCATACGATCAATAGGAAAGACTGGTTCGAGTGCTGGAAAAAATACCTCTCCGTATTTGATGTACCCCAAAATATTGGCGTGAATTCCCATCAAATCAGGAGAGTTTACCATTTCTTTTAGAGCAACATACTCTGCCATCAACTCATCTGTTATTTCGGTAAACGAACAGTGAACTCCGAGGTTAGCCAGGTACAGCAACAGAGAGCGCTCATTCAACGAAGAAGTAGTTTGCTCCATATCAACGACGAATAGTTGAGACTTGTCTTTAAAAAATTCCACCATGTCTGTCGGCGACAGTGGAAGGGTAACTACTTTTTCAGTCATATGCGACCTCTATATTATTATGCTGACATCAAGAGAATGCTGTTGAACTTCTCCGCTTTAGATGAAATTAATCCTGTTGATATGAAATTGTACTTTGCATTCTCTAGAACGGCAACGTCTTTCTTCTCATTAAGATCGAAGAAGAAATCGATTTCAGCTTTATCAACGTCAGGCTGGGAATCATAATCCAACTCATTATCAATCGCGGCATAACAAAAGCGCTTCAGCTCCGCAATAGTGTCGGCATTGGTCAGATCAAAAGGAATATCGCCATGATGGCCGCCCACGCATTCGTGACGGAATAGCTCTTTCAACAGTGCATTACCTTCTATGGCAGACATTATATCATCAACAGACTCGATGGTATCATCATCCAGGAACTGTTGTAAGAGAGCAGGAGATGCTCCCAATGCAACTTTGGCACTCTCTACCAAGTTATGAATTTGTCCCAGCAACAGTCCTTCGGCTAATGCAGCAATCTTCACGTTGACCTGCAACTCGGAGATATTACCCCATTTGTACAGTACATACGCTACTTCAAATGGCAATTCGAAGATGTTGCCGTATAGTTTGCCGAGCGCAGTGTATTCGGTTGCATTATAAACCTGCTCAAACCCACCAGTCTTGCAAAATGTGCTCATTAATGCATTCCCGGACATATAGTCTTTCAGTATCTGAGCATCGCGCATTTTCTTGAGGTTTGCGTTGCTTACGCCGAACGTTTTGCTTAGTTCGCTCTGAACCATTTTGAACAGTTTAACATAATCATGCTCACTGACGACAATTTGAAGGTCTTCTTCACGTAGTAGGAAGTCGTGGAACTTTTGCCAGTCGCCCCCGAATACGTTTTCTATAGCATCATTCAGAGATGATTCTACAAACACAACTCCACGGGCAGTAACATCGTCCTCAATCCCTTCGAATGTTGGAACAGAAACACCTCTGAAGTCGGGGTGCATGATGATAGATCGCTCATACATCAGATCAACCAGTTCGGAGTTCTGAACTACATAAATTTTCTTCTTGATGTTAAACATTATCGTCTTCCCCGCGAACCGTGACACTGACTGTGACACTGACTGTGACAGTATGTAATTAGATGTTGTTGTATAAGGTTGTCGGAATTGATCATAGTCTTCAAACTGTTGATCAAGCCCGTGAAGTCAGACTGATCAACGTCCTCGCCAGCATCCAATATATCATAGATTGCGTTCCCACTACCAGGAACGCTTGACGATGGCACTGGGGATGTAACGTACGCATACTTATCATACGTTGAGCCAGCTGGCGAAACGTTGCCAGTTAACTGATATCGGATCTTACGAACTCGTGACCATGCTTGAGCTTTTGGTATGACAAGGCTCCGAATATCACTACCGTCAACATTTGATGTAGGCAGGTCGCCGGCAACTGCATTGCCCTCCGTAGTTGATGGAGCGCTCACCGTAACCCCTTGTGCTGATGCACGAGAGATGTCTGTGGCGTTTACTGCAGGTGTTTTGCCTGCAGGAGCGGTACGCATCGTGTTGATCCAGGTCACATACTGTGTCTTTGTAATATTAGCCATTTACTCTTGCCCCATGAATCCGTTGAGAAACTTCTTATACAACTCAACGTCATCGTCTTGTTTTAATTTTGTCATCAGCGACTTAGGTGCTGCACACACATTCCCCTGCCACTGAAGTTGATGACAGTCGCCATTACATATGTCATATACCGGACAAGTATAACATGCCGGGTGGCGAATTACTTCAGCCTGAATGTTGCACATCCGACCTTCACTTGTCATCAATGTCTCAACGTCGTCATGAATTGTTCCGAATGTGTTACTAACTGCACTATTCGGACACCCACCAATCGTACCATCGGCATTGATTGTTAATATTTTCTGCTCACATTCACGACAGCGGCATCCAGAATGTGTTGAGTATGCAAGCGATGAAAGGATCGAATCAAAAAACATATTGTCGATATATTCATACGTCTTGTGCTCAACGCACTGTTCCCACATTTTAAGGAACCACTCATCCAGCGCCTTATTGCCCGGAATTATGCCATCATCAACATGATCAAGCGCGTTACCGTTTGGAGTTACACGCTCAAAGTTGATATGTTTAATCCCCAATGAAGCCATATCTTCAATTATTTCAATCGGCTCCATATTATGAACTACATTGCCACTTAGGCAAATCATCACTGTGATATCATGTCCAGCATCTGTCATCTGTTTGACATTATGCCGCCACAACATCTCTTTGTTGAGATCAGGCCACCGGATATTCTTATCCCATGACGTACCCCAACTCTTTTCGCAAATCGTATCAAAGATTTCAACCTTCTTATCCGTTAGCGGATACGTTAGGTTTGTCTGGACCGACCACCAAATGTTCGGCCACAAGTCTTTAATACCGTTCCACGCCTCAAACATGAGATGTGGAGGAGCGAGCATTGGTTCACCACCATGAAACGAAATCGTTCCATTGTCGTAGTGAGGGTGCCACTCTTTCAACCTCTGAAAGAAGTTGACGGTCGCCTCAACATCAAACCACCCTTTCTTTCCATTCTTTCCATTTGTAAAACAATGGTCACAATGCAAGTTGCATGTGTCGGTGGTCTTTAAGTAGACCATCAAATCGTTCATTTATTACCCTCTTACGAATACTGTGCTGGGAATACTTGTACCCATCCATTCCTGTAAATGTACACGATATTCGACTCAACGGCAACGTCGCCGTTGCGAGGAGTACCGGTCGAAGTTGAGCTGAAGAAGCTAACAAAACGGACAGAACCCGAACTCGTCGCTCCACCAACCGCATCATCAACATATTTCTTCGTGGCTGCATGATAGTTTGCTGTTGGGTCAGCATGTAGGGTAATGAACCCTGTCATCGAACCACCAGTCTTATCTAGTTTACCATTAAGGTCAGCATACACAGTTCCTGTGCTAGCAGTGTACCCTTTCAATGCGCAAATATCTGCCGCTACTTGAATTGAAGCAGCTGATGTATTCATACACGAGGACTGTAGAGTGTCCAGCATTTCGTTTTGACGAACAGTTAAGTGCATGCTGTCGTCAGCCATGTGGAGCGATAGTGTTCCTCCAGGGCCGGTGATTGCACCAATAGCATCATCAACGTACGTCTTATGAACTGCATCATATGGGTCAATAGGATCGCCAAGGTTAGAAATAACGTTTCTGGTCGTTCCGCCATCATCACTCATGCTAAGAGTGCCACCCATATCACCACCACACACACTCAAACGATCGAATCCAATTTTAACCCAACCGTTAACATCAGCGTCTGGATGGGTTGGATCATAAAGTTTTAGAGTAGGCAACCCACAACCGGTGGTAACATCAAGATCGTACCACAAATCACCCTGTTCAGCGGAGTCTGGGTTTGTTGTGTTTACAACGACGGATGATGTTTTTTTCCACACCGTTCCAGTGTAGTAATACATTAATTCATCGGTTTTATTAAACCAAGGCTGACCCGGAATTGGGGTTGTAATACCTTTCCCTGGCCCAAGATCGCTCTCGTCTTGTGGAGTTCCTGGAGATGCTGCCTTCTCATGACAAGCAAAGTTTTCCGTCAGACGAAGGAGGTTTTGATCGACACCTTCGCCCCACAGCAGGGCACCCATACCATACAGACGCAAATCAGTATCGCGATTCGGGCCGCCTGGGCCATTTAATTGGCCTGGTTTCAGTGTGATGGTTAAGGTACCATCAGTGCTTTGTACGTAATATAAGTTGGACATTATCCGTTTCTCCGCTTAATTCTTGTATTTATTCGTTTATACTGCGTCCAATAGAGCAATGGTAGCTTCCGTGATCGCACGAATGTCCTCATCCGTTGTGGCATTATCGACCTGAGCTTTTCCGCCAAGCCGGTGTTTTTCTATCTGAGCGCCGGCTGCTATCCATGCAGATTTTTGATTTAAAATATCATCAGCAGCCTGAGCGTGCGTTTTGCCTGTGGCATCTACTTCTGCCTGTAGGAATGGATAATCTTCAAGCATTGGGGGCGAACCAGTAGGAGCCGGATATCCGGCTGCAATGTAATCAGCAGCCTCTTCAGCCTTTTCCTGATATGTTAATCCCTGGCCCGGTGCGACTGTGATGTATCGTGTACGTGCAATTCCAGCATGTTTATCAATCTTCGTTTTAGCCCGCGAACGTTCAGCATCAAGGGATACGTTACCTACATGCCAGGCTGATAGATATGTCTGAAAGTTGTCCACAGCGTCTTGCAGATCAGCATCCAATACGCCGTTGACTGTCAATAGTTCATTTGCAGCATCGTAAGAAATTTTAGGACTTGTAGCCCCAGCGAAATGAGCAACCAAAGGTAGCTGATTGTTCAAGTCGTTGACGAGCTGATCGCGTGTTACTGTTATTGTTCCCATGTTTTAATTTCCATCAAAAAGGTATACCGATTACTGACCATTGTAAAGTTTCACCACTACCATCTGCCGATCCGAATGTATACAAGAAGCCTATAATCTCACTCGAACCGCCACGCACCCACCCGGCAAATCCATTTGGACTATCTGATTCGCCATTCGGCGGGCTGCCAGAACCATCATCAAACCCAATAGTGGCGGACGCAATGCTATAGCTATTAGAAAAAATTACAGAACCAGATACGTTACCGGTCGGTAACAATACTGATCCCTCCTCCAACACAAATCCTGATTGGCTTTGGACATATTCTACAGTGGCTAAGTTTTTGGTGTGACTTCCGACCTCAGATACCGTCGCGTTTTGACACCGTATGACGTGTTCCGGCGAAGTCATAGGAATCTGACCACCCTTCCCAGTTCCACCGTAATATGTAAAGCGTCCCTCCTGCGATACCATGAACAGATCAAGTTGGTTCACGTTGCCATCAGCGGACCCCGTTATCGTATCCATCTCTAACACAAGGGCACTGCTATCACGGGGGATTAACCGCGTATACGGACGGCGATTAACCACATCATTGTCGGCGTTGTAGAACACGAGCGAAGGAGGAGCCGAAGAAGTATTTTCGGCTCGAATCTCCACATACGGGCCAGTGTTGGATGTTATATGAATTCCAGGCGTATCATTTGGTAAGTCGAAGAACAACGTATCCGTCATGGTATCGCCAGTCTTCTCAACGAAGTTAGTAGGACCTGTACCGGTTGCTGCAGCTATTTCATCATCAACGTATTTCTTGTTCGGAATGTCGTCGTCGTGGGTGACAAGCGTCTCGTAGTTGTTAATCTCTGAGTGAAGTGTGCCGTCGATTTCGATACGAAATAGATCAGTTTCAGAACCATCACGAATCAGTGATCCTTTCGATACAGTAAATGCACCAGTGCCGCTACTATCACCATCCAGATGAACATAGAAACTATCGTCAACAGAAATCAGTCCGGACTGAGCCATTCGGATATCAGCTCCATTGCTGACATTACCGTTACCTTCATTTAAGAACAATGATTGCCACGAATGAACACCTGATAAATTCGAATCTCCAGCTCTATTGACTTTACCGTCTAACTGGGCCTGCAAACCAGTAATATCGCTAATATCTAACGATCCGCCAACAAGATTCCAGGCAGAGCCGTCATACGTATACAGTTGGTTGTCTGTTTTATTAAACCACAACTGACCAATAATCGGGGAAGAAATATATTTTGGCGTGTTTGGGGCAATCTGAGGACACGCAAAATTCTCAAGCAGGTGATAGAAGTTCTCATTGAATCTCTCACCCCAACTCGGTGCGGCGTTTCCGTAGAGAGTTAGGTCCGATCGCTGCTGAACGCCACCTGGACCGTCGAATGTACGCGGCTGGATAGCGAAATCGTCTGGATCGTCAGCATCCGTTCTTGTGATAATATAAACTGTTGTGTCCGCCATTAGCGAAGATCCTCATTATTCTTGTCGTTAGACCTTTCGCGGTATTTATGTGCTAGAGATTTAGTTCTTCGACGTACAGATCCATGTTTCGAACGACGTCTTTCCGCTGTTCAAACTTCTCCTTCCAATAAGGCGGGCGAATGATCGCTTGGATCACAGTCATTTCTTCTTGCGACACTTTCTGTGTTAGGAATTCTTTGAATCTGCGGCTACGTAAGAGAATCCAAGGAGAAAGCCGGCGTTCGCGGAGCATCTGTATGAATTCAGGGCCAGTGATCACATCAAATACTTCCGACACGTCACAATCTGCCGCTTCAGCTATACTGAATAGTGTTTTAATCGTTAAATCCGCCCGCTTGTATGGATCGGCCTGTCTGTCAAGGAACTCGAGGTACATTGCGTACACCTGATCATTAACCCACAAGACTGGCGACATATCCTTTTCTTTCATCAGCCAGATAAATGCGTCTATGTCGGGAAGATTAACTCGTTTTGAAAATTGAGCGAACCTGATGAATGGTTTATAGAATTTGGAATGCAAGAATGCGTCTGAACGAGGTACTTGACGACGATACGCTTTCATCCATTTTTGGTAAAAAATCCAAGCAGCTTGTCCAGTTGGTGTCTGGAATTCCTCAGCTCGTCTCATGGGTTCGCATTTGTGAGCCATAAAACGATCTTCATGGACAAAATGCTTACCGCAGTACTTACATTGGAACCGACGCTCTTTCACGATCTTTTAATTCTTTCTTGATGGCTTTTATTGTATCTGGCTGTACGCCAAGTTCTTCAGCAAATTGTATCACATCTTCATCGGAAAGCAACGGTAATACGTCCGCAGCCTCTGATGTACTATACCCAAAATAGTCGCAAATCACATTTACTGTATTGGAAGCACCAGATGACTTTTTGGACTTGGCTTTGTTCCAAAAATATTTCTGAGATCGTCCTGACGACGAAACAGTCATCAAGTTGACAAGAAGCTCTTTGTGATTTGCCATTGAGAACACAAACGGATTGACGAGCTCATTCAAAAACAATATTTGACGAGCATCACGCGTCCCCGATAGCCAGCGCATGACAACAAGCGGAGCTAATGCTTTTTGTTCATCCTCCGACAAAGACTTGTAATATGCTCGGTCTTTCGTGCTCAGCTTATTGAGAACTTGGAAGATATCGAGTTTGTGTTTTTTATCCGGCATTTGGTTTGCTGATTTTTTTACCACAGAACTTGCACACGACGTGATCGTCTTTTACGACAAGATATTCATATGGATGGATACATTCGGCGACCATCATCTCGCGCAGTTCTTGAATCTCGTCAAATATTGGAATCTTTTTTGCCTGCAAGGCAATAATTTCTTCTTCGATCGGAGTCAACTTGGTCATCAACTTGACCATGTTTTCCATCTTTCGATTCCATGAAACCTTCTCGCTGCGGTTTGGACCATTTGCGATTGTTTCTTTAATTTGACGCTCTTGTTTTTGTTCTGGCGATTCGTTCTGTGGTGTTTTTCTTCTCGGCATATTATAGTCCTAGGGTTTTCATTGCCCGCTCGTATGCTGCTTCTTCTGAGTCATCAGGGCGGCGATCTATAACACGACATTCAAGCGTCAGATATACATCCGCGCCGATCATGCGTTCGTCATATTCTACTTTAGTGCGGTACACCATAGCCTCAACGCCTGCTTCTTTCAACTCTTCGTTGAGTTTTTCCAACGTCATTGGTAACTGGGCTGGAGTCTTCATTCGATAATCCTCATTGCGCGATCGTATGCGTCTTCCGGCTTTTCTTCTTTGACTACGGAGATATCAACGTGTTGCCAGTCGACGGTTCGTGTAAACATTTCTGGGAATGCGGTGGCGATTGCGTGCCAGAATTTTTGCGCAGCATAGCTTTCGCTAACCCCCTCAATGTAGCCTTCGCCGTACTCAACAGCGCCTGATTTGGAAATGTTTATGAGCATGTTGCCGTCATCGTCATGAATGCGCATGATGTGATCCGACCCACACAATGAAACGGTTGGTGTGTAAGTGTCGGCGGTGTTCGTGAACTCATAATGCCAAGGCAAAGGGTCGGCCGCGACGATACGATCGTTAATGTATCCTCGCGTTGCAACATCCATGGCGGCAAATACCTGCTCGACTTCATCTTCGGGATGAGGATGAATCAGTGGGCCCTGCGCTTCAATGTCAAAGCTAACTGTTACGTTACCGTCCGCTGGAGCTGAACTCCAGTCGCACATATACTCGGTGCGGAAGAAGTCTTTTGATACGATATTATCCTTCATCATTTTAACCAGTTCTTCTGCATTATCATTCCACAAAGCCATATCTCTATCCTCATATTTGTGTTAGTCTTATGAACATAGCCGCCGCATTAATTTCCGGATCCGCTACAATACTATGTTTGTATAGGTGGTCTGCGACAATGACGATCCCAGCCTCCCACTTTTCTTCTGTTGCGAACTTGGGCGACTTGTCCAGGTTCTCATACAGGAATCGATATACAGATTCCCACTCCTCTGCCGATACTTCACCACACGCTAATTTTCTAGCGTTAAACCAATCATCAGTTTCAATATATCCGAGTAGCTTAAATTTATAATCACCCGACTCGCTTTCTGTGGTTAGGGGCATTAACGTCCCCGACCGTGAGTTCTGCTGAAGTAAGTTGATAATTTTTCTAATATCAGGATACCCAACGCGGACATATTTGTCGAGAAGATCCAGATCGAACTTAATATGTTCTTGGAGAAGAATTTGTGCAACGTTTTCCGTTACGTCGTTCACATCATGCTTGGAAAACCGGAAATGCTGGCAACGAGATTTGATTGCTGGCTGAATCTTATTCTCGTAGTTGCAGGTTAGGATGAAACGAGCGCTATCCGCAAACTCTTCCATCATGCGGCGTAGAACGGCTTGGCCTGCAAGAGATACGTAATCGGCCTCTTCTAGGTGAACGATTTTGAAATCACCCATTGCATATGTTGATATGAATGCTTTGATCTTCTCTCGCATAACATCAACGCTATTTTCGTCAGATGCGTTAAGAGTTAGCACATCCATCTTATCAACGCCGATTGCTTTGATGATGATTAAAGCTAGGGTGGTTTTACCTGACCCCTGAACGCCAGACAATAGCAGATGGGGAATGGACCCATCTTCAATCATACTCTCGATTGCTACTCGCTGGTTTTCGTCGTGGAATACGTAATCGTCTAGGGTCTGCGGGCGGTAGCGCTCCACCCATAAAGCGTGTTTGTTCTGATCCATTAGTTCTCCTCACAGTACAACGTTGTATTATACCGCAAGGAGAACTTTTGTCAACTCGTGTTAAGTATTACCCTTATTTGGGTTTCGGATGCGTTCTTTGATTAAACGGTGACGGAGCATCTCTTCCAGCATACCTTTTTGAGCGAGCTCCTGAGGAGAAAGTTCTTTCTGTTCATTTAGCTCTTCAATAGCGTGCTTGATTTGATCAACAGACACATCGTCTGGTGGATCTTCAAATAGCTGTTCGATGCTTGTTACCCTAGGGTCAGGCTCATCCAAATCAAGGTCACCCAACGCACCGTCTAACATCTCAACACGGTCATCCTCACGGCGGCGCTTATGTGTTTGTCGCTCTACCATAGCGATGTTTGCGCCAACAGTCAATGCCACCGCCAATGGGTCAAACGCGAATATGATAATCATAATCAGCCAGGTGGTTGCATTGTTTACTTCCTGACCAAATGCCTCAGCAATGAACACAATAGGTCCAGTCTTCAACTCCTGTTGAAGGGTTGATAGTTTGATGGCTTGTTTTTCATCTGCTGTTGCGCGAATTTGTATAGTATATGATGCAACGTTTTCTTCAATCTTTGCAATTCGCTGCGCGTATCGTTCTGCGACTTGTGCTTTCTTCGAGGCATAGTTTGCCGGCAGTGCTGCTATCTCTTTCGCTTTATCGTCCTGCAATCGCTGGAGTTGTATTCGATCTTCTTCCCGAACGCTTTCTAGCTGCGCTATTTTCTCATCTAGCAGCTGAATCTTCGTTTCCATTTCAGCCAGGGGCAGTATATCTTTCTGATATGCCGCTGAAAGAAATCCGAAAATACCAGCCGAAGTGATGACCATCAGCACAAAAATTGCTAACAGTAGGTAGGATTTTAATGTAAAAGATATGTGGTTCCAGTAACGATATACGTATGACGCGGCTACGAGCTTGCCAGCTTCGAGCGATGACATCATAATAACCACCGGAAGGAATGAGCCAGAAAAGATCTGGGCCATACCGTACACAGAAAAGAACGCTGCGGATCCTGCGATCGACAGCGTTACGAGCATTAATATTGCAATGAACATCATAAAAATAGTCCTCCAAGTGAGGGATATTTATGATGTTTTAGGTCACATTAGACAGTTTCTTCAACAAAAAGAACTTGATCAGAGTCAGTACGCCAGTATTTCTCGCCATCAACTTCGAATTCATTTGTCCATTTGAGTTTATCGACGCAGATACGCATACCGGGTTGGATGTCCGGATCACAGTCTGGACCCGTCGCTACAACGCGTACGTAACGGGCGCTCTCCATACCATCCGTGGTAGTAGCAAACTCAAAACCCCAATCAGTTTCTTCTTTGAACTGATCGATTCCCATGTGTTTGGTTTTATCCTCTTCAAATTGAAAGATAATATGATTGCGGATCGCTTTGAGTTGTGCCATGTCTTTCTCCGTTATTCGTTATCTGTATCTTTTTTCACTGGTGGCCGGGCTTTCTGACGCGAAGACCGGGATGCTGGTTCTTCCACCTCATCAATCTTCTTTGGTGCTTCTGTCAGTTCTTCAGTAGCCGGCATTTTAGGGTCAGCCTCAACATTCGCGTCTTTTTTCTTCACAGGCGGAGCTGGAGGAGCTGTCTTTTTTAGACGGCGACGAAGACGTTTCTCGATGAAATCCTGACGAGCTCGGACATCTTGTGGTGGGGGTTGGTTGGCGATTTGTTCTTTGATCTTCAGTAGATCAAAATCGACCACTTCCCCTCTTGCGCTGCGGACTTTTTTAGCCATATATCATTCTCCTGATCCGTTATATAGGGCGTAGGAAATCTGTAATATCCAATTCATATTCTACACTATCAACATCGTGCACGCCGATCAAAAACAACACATATGATGCGACACTACTACCACGACCAACACCCCAAACGATATTTTTCGTTTGTAACGTATTTATGATATAAATTAGCGTGCGGATTACATCAGTAAGACCAGCTTGTTGATATAAATCAAGCTCAGTCTTGGTGCGCAAGATACGGACCACACCTTCTTCCTTCATACCATCACCGATCCACCCATGGTTCTCTAACTCATCCCAGAGGCGGTCTTCGACGTGTTCTTTTACATTAATTTCCAAGAACTCAGTCGGTATTACCCAATCGAGCCGGTGCTCACTCACGGACGACTTAACATTGATTTGTTTGCTGGGTGGAACTAGACGATTATATCTACGAATAGTGTCTGACATCTCATCAACAAACAATCCATCCAAGTCAGGTTGATCCGCAATCAACCGTAGTAACCGTTCTTCAGATACCGTCGAATCCCCATCGTACCACAACGTTCGATCGCGAAGTCTGGTATTATTCGAATGAGCTTCCATAGTTTCCATCAGCAGTGTCAATGTTCGGTGTTTTTACTTTACCGTCAGATGATGGAACCATCTCAGAAGGGAGCTTTCCGCTCAGTGCTGCTGCGGCCGCTGGTGTCATTTCGGGAGTGACATCTGCCAATGCAGACCCTGATGGCATTGCCATGGGAGAAGCTGGTGCTGGTGCTGGTTGGGGCCAAGATACAGGTTCACGTGGGATTGGACCTGGTGGTGGCGCCATAGTCTGAACAGTTGCTGGAGCTTCTGAAACTTCTTCAACGATGTTCATTAGCTTGTCGCGAATGGTCTTCCACTGATTAGCATCTGGTGCCCAGTTAGCAGGTTGGAGTTCTTCGATGCCTTCTAGCCATGCTTTAAATTCAGCCAGAGTGTATTCTTTTTTGCTTGTACGTTTTGTAGTTCTCTTAGCCATTTTCTTTATATGATATCCCCAGCTACCTTATCCTTTAAATATTTATTATACCCATCTGAGGGGGCTACATTCACCCAAGTATCTGGAGCTACGGGATGACATAGCATTTGGTGTTTGAATAATGAGGGGCCGACGTTTAGTTGATTGGGGTGATAATCAGCAACAGATATTACAGCTAATTCGTGCCTTGCTTTATTAGGCCCATACACCAACGCCCTAAATTCTTTGCCAGCCACGCTTTTCAACTCAATAACATCCAGCTGCTGAGTTTCATCATCAACCACCAGAATGTTCCAATTCGCTGGAAGCGGAAACTCAAAACCCATTATGTTCAACACAATGGTAGGAGCAACAATTTCTTCGAGAACGACGAGTTGAGCTAGCGTGAAATCCATTATATTGAGATCAAGAACCCAAAAGTGGTCAGCTATGGTCGGCGTGTAAATGTCTTCTAGTATGATTGGTGTATTGTCATTGTCAAATATCAGCATCAGTCTTCGCGTCGTACATCGCGTTCCCCGTAATGTTTTATGCCTGAGAAAATACTGTAGCTTTCAAGTACCTTCCCGCACGCCATACACGTTTCTCGAAAATGATCTGCCTCTAGCGGGTCTGCATGAGGATTGGTCAACTCCCGATTTGTGTATTCTGGCGGGTGCGAGCAACTAGCTTGCAATTGTTCCGTCAGGCTGTTTTTAGTTTCTAACAAACTATCTAGCTTTTTCCTAGCTTCGACGATTTGTGCTTTATTTTCTTTTAATCTGTTTAAGATCCACGATACGTTTTTCATGGAATGTTATGATCCTTTATTACATTCGATATGTCAACGGGCCGTCGAATGTATAGTTAAACATATCAATATCTTTTTTGTGGTATTGTGCTACCCAGTCAATCATTTCATTGTCATACACGTCAACATATCGCTTCTTGCTGTACTTGTTTTCCCACGGAAGTGTGGTATTGAGTTTGAGGTGGTCACTAACAAGCTGGAAGTCTTGTTGAAGATTTTCGTATGTGCCAACAAAATCCACTATCAATTTATCACCTTCCGTCAACCAATCTAACTGTGGGGTTGTTTGTTGGCACACATTAACGTCGACGCCGTAAATCCGTACACGCGTGGCTTTGATACGATTATCCAGTAGGAACCATTTGAACCCTCTACGTTCCGCTTCATCCTGGTCGAAGATGAAACCGGCACGGTTGATCTCATCACTGAATGTCATAAAGTTGTATAGACTATACAACCGTTCCCAAGGATTGCGAACAAATGAGAATTTATAGTAAGCACTGTACTGGGATGGTCCAATGAACTTGCGCAGTTCGCTAGCATACGTATGGGTTGACAATAGCTGTTGTTCGCCAGCAGCATTGCTGGCCCAGAACATCCCCGTATTGCCTCCGAGAGCATGGGATATGCTAGTTCCTGCTACTTTTGGTATATGGACGAATACGAACCGCTTGTCTTTATTAACTATCATCAAGCAGTTCCACTGTGTGTACTTTAAATGGGTACTTAGCCTCGTTGTAATATTTCTTTCGTTCGGTTAGATGTTTTCTGCTATACTTCAAATCAGAACACACGTCGGTAAAATGAACAGCGTCTTTATCTGCAGCCTTGCGCAATCCACGACCGATTGATTGGATCGTTCGAACGAACGACTTCCCCATATCAATACTAATCATGTTGAAAATTCTAGGGATGTCCAATCCGGTACTAGCTATTTGGACTGTTGCTATCAATGTTACATCGTTGCTGTCCTTAAAGCGCTTGTATACTTCCCGACGATCCTTCATCTTATCCTTACCGCTCAGGAAGACAGCGCCTGGAATTTTATCAGCAAGTTTCTTGCCGAATCTGACACCATTAACCAAACATAGCACATTCCCGCGCTTCAACTCATGTTTGGCTTTGATGTAGTCAGCTATCCAATCAAGACGGTCGTTGTGACCTTGTAGGTAACTTTTCTCGCTCGTATAGTCAGGGAAGTACCCGTCAACAAATTGCCGATAGGTTAAAGGCTTAGGATCCGTTGTCTCATCTTTGTATTGCTGGTATTGACGTTTAAAGTCAATCACGTGCTGGATGATATCAATCTGAAGTCTAGCCAAATAACCTTCATCTTGTAATTCGTGGGCCGGTTTTGTGTATTGTACTAGCCCAACAGCTACCTTGACAGCAAGGGCATCGCTTTCGGCTTTTGGCATCGTTCCAGTTACACCAAACCGGTATGGAATATCTTTACCATACTCGTTTAGCAGCTTTGTAAGAACGTTTCCTCGAAGCCCATGAGCCTCATCCACGATGATGACTTGGAAGTCTTGTATAAACGTAGGATTGTTCTGAAGCGATTGCCAGGTAGATACTACATGTTGGTGCTTCATGTCTTTTCGATCGCCAGAAAATTCCCCAACGTCTAAACCGAAATACTCGTACTCACGAAACGTTTGATCCGTTAGGTTCTTATCAGGTACGATGATTATTGACCGAAGATTGGCTGCGTTTTCGTAAATTTTTGCTAGTGCAGCAGTCATGCTGGTTTTACCAGCGCCAGTACCTGCGATACCAACACCACCACCATTTGCTACTAGCGTATTAACCATGTCTACTTGATAACCGCGCATCTCCCACGGCTCTTCAGTTATCGGATGTGGGATGTGGCTAAAGAAGTTTTTGTCAATCGAGTCAGGGTCAACTTTTTCGGCAGTACGCAAATCATCTAGCCTGATTTTATACCCCAGGCTAATTACTTGCGGAAGAATTTCCTCAAGGAGTGTTACATACGTCTTTCCCGTTTTGTGGAAATAACGTATTTTACCATCCCACGATCCTAGTTTGAATTTTGGATTGAAATAGTAGTTCGCTGCAAATACGCCATACTTCTCATAGAAATGGCCAACGTGGTCAGGATGTAACCCAACAAATACGCAATGGACTTCGTCCAGTATGCGAACAGTGCAAATATTTTTTGTCATTATTATAATACAACATCTTCAAGAGCCGCGACACGTATCTTCGTAATATTGTTAAGAGCATATCCCCTGGAGGTGAATGCGTCCACGACAGCTTGGTACTTGTTATACATTTCCCTCACCTCAAGATAAATCTCATATACAGTGAGGTATGCGTCTTCATTATCAATGTACTTGTCTTTAGCACGATCTGTGAGTTCGCGCTGGTGTGTTTCTGTGTAAGACTTAAACAAACGGCCACGAACACGTTGGACTTGAGCCTCCATGTAATCAACAAGCGTCTTTAATTCAATTCGACGCTCATCATAATACGCTTGCCATGCTGGGTTTTCTTTGTTTGCATTCTCTAACGACTTGCCTTCCAAATCGAGGTTCTTTTTGTAATCCTCGTATGCAGCTTCATATTCAGCAAGAACTTCAGGAATGTGCTTAAACTTCTCTCCCAGATCTGGGATCCTGCTCAATTGTTTCCTCCGGATGTCAGTGCGAACAGTCTTAATTGTTCTCGTTGTTCGTCTGTCAGATCATCCAGGTTAAACTCAGTATTGTCAACGTCCGATACAGGAAGTTGTACCATCTGTTCCTCTAGGCTTTCTTCAGCGTCCGCTTCTTCTGCCGACTGTATGAGGAAATCAAACACATCATCTTGTGATCCCGTCGCTGCTAACTTGTACGGGATACCAAGACGTAACAACCGCTTGAAATGTTCTACGGTCTGTTCTGTTACTTCGAATTCCATACCATTCGGTAATGTGATAACATCTCCCGGCTCGTAAGCGAGTACCCCAATGATCATGATGTAATCTTCATTGTCGTAGTAGTTTATATCTTCCCACGACAACGCGCCAGTGGATCCTTCACGCTGTCTAATGAATTGTTCAGCAGCACCAAAAACGTTTGGAATTGAACGCATAATTCCATCAGACATCTTTTTAAACGCTGCATCTCTCCTCTCAAATAGTTCTTTTAATTCAACCATCGACGCTCCATACAATTTCTTGCGTTTCCATCAATAACTGCGCTGCAAACTTCAAATCTGGTTTCTTGCGCAGAGATGTTTGTTTGTACCAAACTTCACGAACTTGCTTGTCCATATCTTCAGCGTATTTAACTAAATCTTCATATTTCCAAGACCCGCCACGAATTTCTAACAGCTCAGCCGCATCAGGGCGTTTGACAATCACTTCACCATCGCGAAGAATTTCCACCCCCATTCTCAACAAACGAACGAGGTGCATTGCATGCTTTGTGTCATACCCAAAGTTTTCTTCCAGCTCGCTGCGCGCTTCATTGCGGTTCTTCTTCCACGTCCAGTACTGTTCGTGTTTCTCCTTTGCGCGCTTGTATTCTTCCTTGTTGAATTTCACAACAGCAAGCGGCTGATCCAGGTTTTCACGATCACCATCGTACAGCGTGTTCAGGTTATATGTTTGAATATTGAAAGGCGTGTACCCAATTTCATAATACAACCCATACACTTCACCGCCATACGGGATCAAGCGATAGCTGTCATAATAGTCGCGGATATTGAAATCTCGGTTGAACACCTTATCAGCACCATACCACTGAACCAATGAAACAAAATCTGTCTGACGAGGTGGGTCTTCGGGCTGAGGGTTGTTAATCCATTTATTATGTCCTTTGATTCGCTTCAATTGAGCAAGCGCATATCCACTGAAAGTGAATGCTACTTTGGACGACAGTAACTCAGACTTCCACGTACGCAGATGTCTATATGCGTTTGATGTTGCAACAATGTCACTCTCATCAACCCATAGCGTCTCAATAATGTTCGGGTTACAATCCAAACACAGCTTCATAAAATGAGCCAGTTCATACAGCTTAGTGTCCTCTTCGTTAACATCAGAACACTCTCGTACTGGAAAGAATGGCGTCAATACATTAACTGGATCAGCACAGAAGATTCCACGGAAATCTGTATCAGACGTAGGCAGAGCAGTTCCATATGCGTGAGACCCTGCATAGTGCTTAACCAAGAGATTGTTTTTCATCAGGTCTTCGGCAGACCGAGGCGTATTGTATTTCACGTCCACATTCCTTTTCGTGCTTTGATCAGTCGGATCAGCATCTCTGTATCTTCGTCTTCGTATTGTTGCTCAATCTCGTGCGATCGATTAATCAACTTCATTGTTTCTTTACGTTCGTCTTCAGTGTCGTCTTCATTATCGATCATACACCAGAAGTCATCTTCTCCACTCTCTTTACATTGCTCACGCTGCTTATCGCAGTGTGCTGACCATCCAGACTCGTCCATTGGATCGGGGCGATTCGGTCGAACGTCCTTCCACCACAAATACAGCTCTTTAACTTCTTTTGCGTTGGCAGATTGATATGGGCTTTCGTCGCCAAGAGAAATTTCCCAATCCAAGTATTCGATGCCTTTCTCTCTGGAAGGGGTTTTCCAGTTGGGATTAGGAAGGTCGTCGTTTAACCATTCGGTAATATGTTGCCTGTGGGCTTTTTCCACTTCAACGAAATCGACCAGAGTTTCAAACAGTCCATGAACAACACGAGTATCCATCTCATGCCATTCCGTTTTGGGGAGTTTCGTATCCAAGCACCACGGCTTAGTGATAAAACGATTCTCGATTTTGGCTCGAATGTTATGGTAGGCATCATATGGGAACATTACGATGTCCTGCATGACGTCAAATCCTTCCTCTACCAACCAATATCCAAACTTACCCTTGTTGCGTTGTTTGTACTCTTTCCAACCGCGGGCAGTGGCGGCGGTGGGTGGAATTTCCACCCCCAACCGAGCGCGAACCCAATTTGCAAAGTTGGAGTGAGCCCAATATTCCGCGCGTGTGCGGAATCCTACGATTTTATAATAGAGTTTTTTCATCATCGTTCGATGATATACCCTTTTGCGGTATAATTCAACGCTCTAACAATGAAAGTTTATTGGGTACACCGTCCCATTCTTCAGCGTCTTCGAGTGCCTCTTTCATGGTGATGATTACCGGCCAACTTTTTGATAGTTCTTCGTTGAGTTCCAGAAAATGTTTCTGGTTTTCAGGTAACTCATCATCAGTGAGAATAGCATCGACTGGGCACTCTGGAATACAGAGGCCACAATCGATGCACTCTTCAGGGTCAATGACAAGAAAGTTAGGACCCTCGTGGAAACATTCAACCGGACAAACTTCAACACAATCTGTGTGTTTACACTTAATACAATTTTCTGTTACCACGTGTGTCATTATTCTTTCTCCACTTTTTCCTGCCGTTTGGATTTTGAACTTGGGCCTTCTGACAAATCAAGGTCGACATCATCTACTAATGCTTCCAGGAACAGCTCGCGTTTGGCTTCGCATGCATTCAGTACGTCTTCAGCCCTCTCATCGAAGTTTTTAGATTGGAATTTATCCTCACCGAATTGATACCACGACCCCTTCTGCTCAATGACATTAAGCTCTTTGGCTACCTCAAGCAGACCGTTGTATGGATCCATACCAGTATCATAAGGAACTTCGATCGTCACAGTCTGGAACGGCTTGGTGAATCGAGTTTTAAATCCCTCACACTTCATCCGAATACCAGCGACGTCTTTAGCTCCAGTATCCCGCAGTTTCAATTTCGTTAATAGAACAATCTGAGATGCTGAGTAACGAACTGCATCAGAAACGATCCAGTTACCTTCCCCATTAAGCAGGTCTTGGTTCTTGTACACTTGAGTGGTGGTCACGATGGCAATATTCAGATCTTTGATATCCTGAACGAATGCACGTAACATTGCTTTCAACTGTTTGTTACGCTGTCCTTGATCGCCTTTCTGTACGCCTTTGCTGTAGTTATCCAGCTCTGTGTCTGTCAGTAACATCGACAATGAGTCAATTACAACTAGGACGTTCGGAGCTTCTTTATCAGATCCATATTCCTTACGGTAACCTTTGATAAAAGAGGATACAATCTTCTGAGCTTGCCCAATGGTTGTTACCCCGACATACTCATAGTCCTCATGTGGATTTGCTCCAATCGCTGATACGAAATCATCATCGAGTGCGTTTTCAGAATCTACCACCAGAACGAAAGCTCCTGATTTCTGAGCTTCTCTAATTAGGTTGCCGGTAAGGAAACTCTTTCCTGACGCGGATGGCCCTGCCAGAGTTGTGATACGACCTTGTGGAATTCCTCGCTTGAATGAGCCAGAAATGATCTTATTCAGAACATGATTTCCGGTATCAATCCAAAAACGAGGAGGTTGGGATGAACGGCCGACGCCGTCCATCCCGTCCACGGTCTTATCAAAATCTTTCAAGAATGAAAGTTTGTTTGACATGATAAGACTCCTTTAGCTTATTCAGCTTTCGATTTACGACGATTGCGGATTGCAGCTAAGATTTCATCGGCCTCATCGTTGCCGTCGTCAGACTCGTCAGAAGACGATTCCGTAGACGTATCTGTAGCCTCGGAGGCAGCAGACGCTGATGCAGCAGGAGCTGAAGAGGGTGTACTTGCATTCTCCGCCAACGGGGTGCCATTCATGGCCGCCTCTAGCATCGAATGTAGCTTTTCTTCGCCAAGCGCTTGTGGCAGGAGAGATGTCAATTCGACCATCTGATCTTGTGCCAGAGCAATCTCATCGTCAGACAGATCACGGCTCTTACGGGCAAATTTAGAACCAAGAGCGTACGTGGAGTATTCACCCTGTTTAGACTTCTTGATGATGAAATCAGTTCCGCCTTGATAAGCATAAGGAATTTCATCCAGTTCGCCAGATTCAAACGCCTCTTTAATGATGTTGAATAGCTGGTATCCTAGTGCAACGAACCGAACTTTACCTTCATGGTTTTCGCCTGTTTCACTATCAGGTGGTAGAGGGTCTTCGATAATCAGTGCCTGCGCAATGTGTTGTTTCTTGCGCCAATACTTCTTGCCGTTTGCTTTATCTTCAGCCTTGTAGTAGCTGGAGCTGACTTCGCAAATAGGGCACTTATCGCCATACATGGTTGCACAGGGAACAGTCTTTTCTTCCCCGTTAATTGTCAGCACGTGAGTGCGTTTTTCGACCATGAACCCCATTGGGTTTTCTGGATCTTTGTCCGGCAGGAATCGAACGATACATTGTTCGCCGTCTTTCATGTTCCAGAATGGGTAGTAATTGTTTGGACGAGAGCTGCCGCCCTCTTTCTTATCGGCCTGGCCGAATGCGGATTTTAGTTGGTCTAATGAAAGTGTCATAATAGTTCTCCTCTAGTTGTAATTTTCACTTCTATGACGTTAACGGGTAATTTTTATTATTGTGCTACGCCCGTCGGAGCACATATTAGACAGTTTTGTAATGACTGTCAACATTATTTATATATGATCGGATCAGAGTTGCCAATAACCCCATCAGGCGCTATTAGACAACTCTGATCCGAAAAAGTTCCAGCGAATTAAGATCCGACCGTGTAGAACCAAGCAAGGTCCGTGGCCATGCCAGCCGGGCCAAAAGCTGTTACGCGCATCAGATAGTAACCGCCACTGCTTGCTCCGAAACACCCCTGGATTGTGTCAGTTGGGTCTGTGATAGTATGATATTCGCCACTATATTGAAAATCAAATTGCCCTATGGTGTCGAATTCTACCGTGATACCATTGCTACTATTCAGCCATCCCGCTGGGCGGAAGTCGCCGAACGCTGCAGGTGGGAACGTTCCAGCAGAAACAAAACCAAGACAAGCCATCTCAACATGAGTGTAATCGCCCGTGATGGTCGGCATTTCATATGGGTCATCATAAAACTCACCGATGGAAGCATCTTTAGAGAAACTAACAGTCAGTGTGCCAACAGGATTTGCCGGCTCGACAAAACCACGTAAAGTGATTGCAGGTTCGCTCATACCAGCATTCGGCGAGGTTGGTGATTTTATTTCAAGAGTATCGCCGCGGCTGATTGACGCAAATCCAGTTAGATAGTATCCACTCATCCATCCACCATCACCAACATCAGCATAGAACAGCGCATTACGCGCGCCAGAACCGCCGGCACTATCGTCGGTGAAACCAACCCGACCTATCTGTGTTCCGTTCTTATGAATGGTGAATGTTGTTGATGGGTCATCATAACCAAACGGCTCGTATATGTCATCCATGCCTGGCAAATCGTCCGATGCTTGCCCCACAAATTGACCTTGTGGATCGCCAATCAGTCCTGTGTGACCATAATCAAGCAGCGTAATGTTGTGAGATGCTGTACGCTTGAATACTTTAGCGTTGCTTGGAATTGCATCCAACGTAAAGAACGTAAAGTCGTAAGGATGAGAAAGCTCAGCTAATGGAGCGCCTCCACCCGAAGGAGCAATAGTAGTCCACCCACTACCATCCCACGCAATAATGTCACCAGAGTTTGGGGATGATGCGTTTACGTCCGTCAAATCGTTCAGAACAGTTGCTCCGCCACCGGATGCGTCGATAGTAATCGTATCAGCTGCTGGCGTTAACGTAATGTTCGTACCAGCGACAAGCGTCTTGAAGTTTAGATCAGTTCCCGTCTTATTACGGAATACGCCATTTCCAACACCAACATTTGCACCATCTTCTACTTTCGCATCCAATGATGTCTGTAAGTTAGTGACATCACCGATTGCGTGCGTGTGCACGGTAGGAGCTTTACCATTAAGCTCGGTCTGAAGGTTAGCGACATCGGCAATGTTGTGTCCGTGTAGAATATCGGCCTTATTCGCCAGGAATATATCAACTTCTCCGGTGGTATACTTGTCGAGGTCGGTAATGTCCGTTTCGGTGTGAGCGTGCCCGATATCAGACTTGCCGGCAACAAGAGAATCAACCTCAGCTTGCGTGTATTTGTCCAGGTCGGTAATGTCCAACTCATTGTGTGTATGAACAAGAGGAGCTTTCGTATTCAACTCAATGAGCAAGTCAGTCTGAGAGGATAGCGATCCTGTAATATTGCCCCACATTGGATCTGGGTGTGTTACTTCAGACCACACCAAACCATCACCGAGTGAGTTAACACGAACGAATTTATTTGCCGCGTTCAGATAATCAAGAGGAGTATCTGATAGTTCAGTGAACGTCAGCGGAACAGTAATTGTGGTGTCCAACTGAGGGAATAACCGTGGTGAGAAAAGAATCTCACTACGGCCCGTAATTACACCAACCGGTAGCTGATCAGGAATAGCTGGGGTTAGTGACAGCTGGCCTGTAGAGTCGTTGTATACTGGATCATTTACATCAGCACCATCTGCTACGAAATCCCAATCATCATTAACGATCATACCTTCAGTGATGAAGTTGATCACTTCGCCTGTTGGTGCGTCCTCTTCGATAAAACCATATAGTTTAATACCTTGGGTGTACGGAGAAGCATGAACGAGTTTATTGAAATCATCGTATTCGACGACAGAGTAAGCCGCAAGAGGTTCTTGTGCGATGCCTGGAATAAGAATGTTACTAACACGAACGGATGCGCCAGAAGGAACACCAGTCACAAATACATCTTCTGTCGTGAAGAATTTATTATCGCCAGTACGGATAGGTTTGCCAGAGCCGTCGAATGCCAACCCACCGGCGCGAGTTGACGTCGTCAGGCCGACTTGCGTTCCCGTGAACACAGGAGCATTAATACTCATACTGCGTGGCGTTGTTCCGTTTTCTAGGCGGCAAGCGAATACGCGAATCTTTTCAACCCACGACGCGCCATTCCATTCACGCCACATTTTGGTTGTGGTATCAAACCACATCTGGCCGATATTAGGACCCGTAGGCATAGAACCTGTTTCAATGGGTTCAAGATTAGTGCTACCGAACTCTCTGGTGCCAGTTACAGGATTCAACTGCCAATACAACCACTGATCTGCGCCAGGTGCGAATGGTCCCCATGCATTGGGAACAGATTGGCGCTCGGTGTACAGATAGTCTTTCGTTCCGTGAACGAAAGTAATAATCGTTGGATCTGGAGATACAATCAGCGATACGTTACCTCCAGCAACGTTCAGGAACGTAGGTGTTCCTAACGCGTCCTGTTGGTGTCTTACGATTCCTTGTCTAAAACTAAGTTTCATTTTGCTGCATCTCCATTAATATTCGTGCAATATTACATTGTATCTATCAATTGTTAACGTTTTTCCGACATCTGAGGGGCTAAAACGTATCCTTCCGCGGTGCGCTAACACATCAACCTCACCTGCTGCTAGTGGTGTTGTGTAGTCGTTGACGTATACTGTTGTAGCTTCAACGCCATTAATCTTGATCGAACCTGGCCGGCCTGGAACGGTGTAATCGATTGCCCAGAAATTTGGGTCAAAATACCCTGTGGACGATCCCGAATCGCCAAGCTCAATCATATAATCATCAATAGAATAACCGATCGTATCCAATCTAGCGTAGTGGAACTGACCTGGATAACCAACAGAACGTACCGCTGGCATTAACGTTTCAGTTACACCCGAAAACGTGTATACTACCTTATCGCGCCACAACAGATTGAGATCCGTCGACCCTTCGTCACGACGAAGTTCCATCGTTACGTAGTCTTCGTTGTTTCTCCAATGAGGAGAGTGGCTAGTATCTCCAATAGATGAGTAGCTACCATCATGTATGGTGTGTACGACAGTTCCGTTGTTAATAACTTCGATGCGGAAATTATCGCCATTCACGACGCCCGCTGAGATGCGGAAACTGTAATCGATATTATCTCCGGTAACTGTTGTTCCTATCTTGGTCGTGTTGCATAGACCAGCGTTAATGTGGTTACCAGCTCCAAACCCCGAGCCGGTGTCCACTCTCCAGCGGAATCGAGCAAAGTCGGTCATTGGAAAGTTTAAACGCGTCCCCCACTCCTGACTGCCACCAAGAACGTTGTCGGTGTTGGCTGCTGACATATTGTTAGGATCGATATACACCTCACGACTGCCAGACGGAACATAATAGTCTGCTTTCTGAGTAGTTGCTGGTAATAGTCCAGCGCCCTCTACTTCTGTTCGATCAAATTGTACTGGTTTATAGTACATAGAGTAGCTGTGATTGAATTCAGTGGCGGCGTCTACGAGGATACCGTCAATGACACCACACGTATAGTGATCCGTTGCCACAAACGTTTCTGCTGCACCGTCATCATCAAATGCCACCGTCAGGCCGTCTATTAGGGCCTCGTGACCGGCGTGGGTCGTTTTAGAGTTGGTGTTACCTTCAACCCAGTTAGCACCATCCCATCCATACCCTTTCCATAAGATATGATATCCTTCTCCACCAAGAGGAGCATCTTGATCATTCCAAGCAGGAATCATGTACCATGCTCGAATTTCTCCCCATGAGTTGTTTCGGAGAGTAGAACCAACCAACATACCACTAGAAAGTATACATTTCTGTGACTGGCTTCCTGAACCGTCAGCATACCATCCAGACATCGTTCCTAGCGGAAGATCAGATCTGTACATTCTATCAGAAAGCACCCGAGTTCCATCTTGTTTGCATATTGCAAACCGAGTATCATCATTTGACCAGTATACAACATGCATTGCGTCGTCGCCGTTCAAATCTCGTGTCCAGTTTAAGAAGTATCTGTTTTTATTGTTTGGAGATCCGTGTGTTGCGTAGGTGTGAGTATGAGTCGTTGCGTTGTAAGCAAACATTGTAACTTGCTGGCTTTGAGCGTTGTATGCTCGGCAACCCCACACACTGTCGTTAGGACTGCACGAGAATAAACGGAATGTTTCGCAACGAAGGCGTGGATCATTACCCGTGCCACCATAATACACGTTCGTTAATGTATTACCGTTACCCGACACACTGTCCCACCAATAGATGTCCAAATCAGCTCTGTTATTTGGAGTTCCTTCAGTGTTGTACGCGATAGCTAGCCTGTGATCAGCATGACTCGGGTCGCCTTGTATGAACCAGATGCGGCTATAGTCTGCGATATTAAACGCCGGTGTTGATCCCGAATCGTACACCGTAAACGTCGCACCATTGTCATCCGTCCACGCTAGACCGCCGTCAAATGCAGCCCATATACGTCCTGGGGTATATGTTACGCCATAGCATGCGTTGCTTGATAATCCTGACAGATCCGGATGCGTCGTATCAAACTTATCAATCGTGGAGTTATCAGCATATATTCGGTACAACCCAGCAGCGTCTGCCACCCACATATCATCAGGGACACAGGATCCCACATTGCTCCGATCGTGTACTACATATACTTGGTGCAACGAGGTTCCGTCATAAGCAGGTGTTGTAGTTCCCGTGAAACGATGGCGTTCGTTTGTTATAACATCCATACGGCCAATAACGTCATACTTGAATACCACCATCTGTGTTGGATTCGTTCCATGCTCCATGGCCAGCAGGCCGTTATAATCACTGTAATACGTCGAACCGTCTTCGAACCATGTGTGGCCCCCAAAGTTATTAGCTGAATGACAACTCAGAATTCCAACAATAGCGGGATAATACGTGTTATTTTTGAATCCGGTGATGTTACTAATATGAGTTTTATATGTTGCTGTTCCGGTGTTGCCGCTGCCGGTGATTTCAATATGCAGTAGCTTGTTCCAGTCAGGATTGGTCCACGAATCGCCATTAACATCAACAGTAGCTCCTCCAGCGGGAACTTCTGTTGAACGGTAGAAAGGACCTGTTCCAGCCGCCGAATGACCAAATATATTCTGAATAGGAGAATCAGAAGGACGTAATAGTGGGTTATAAAATAGTGCTCGCGAATTGGGAGCATATTGGTTACGTAGGTGCCCCACACCCCCTACTATTCGGCCGGTCAACTGCGTTAGACTGCAAGAGAATGTCATCACGCGCGAACGATAACTAGTATCTGCATATGCCGAACCGCCAGCATATGTAGTGCTTCCGAAATAACTTCCTAGGCCACCGGATCCAATACCACAATAACTATCTCCTACGTACTCACCATCCATGAATGGTAGGGCTTTGGTCAAGTGATAGTAGAATATGTTGTAGTTTGGATAGTACGTCGCTTCGGAGTAATTTGCTCCTGCGTGACGACGAGCTAGTTGTAGCATGCGGCTGTTATTCATTCCAGACGCTACTGGATCTGGATTATCCCAAATAATGCGATAGAAAACATCCAGTGTTTCCGTTGTTGTCTGGGTGCATGGCGTGGTTAGTGCCAAGTATGCCGCCGCGTCGGTAGGCTCATTACCACCCCGGGGGGATGTTGTCCCATCCCACGGAACAGCGACCACGTAGATGTCACGATCCGATGATGGGGGATTGAAACGCTGTTGGTACTCATAGTAGTATGCAAACGTTCCACCAGTTCCAACATTACCAGACAGAAAACGAGGTTGTGTTACGCCGGTCTCAGTATATCCAAACGCGAAAACGTCCCAAATTCGGTACGTGTCACGGTCCGTTGGCTGTTGCCAACCACCAATGAATACGTAGTCGCCAAAGCGCCCGTAGCCGCCATTGAAGTTGAGATCACAGCCCGCCATGCGATTAAGCATCGTCTCTGTAATTGTGTTCTTCTGCCTGTGTTCTCTTGTGATTTCGCCTGTTGTTATATCTCTAAAAACCAGGTGAGCTTCGCCTCGTAGCATTACATATTCCTCTGTTTATCCGCCGCCAATTCCAGAACCGCCGTATCGAGTTATATTTATCGCTTTGTTGTTATGCGAAAAGCCTGTTCCGGATATCATCGTTTCGTTGGTTGTCAGCGATATGAAACCATATCTTGTAGCGTTCATCGCGGATTGGTCGTCAGAAAATGACGCCGGGGCAACGAAATCTTGGTTTGATGCGGCAGGTAAAAATATGTTTGTATATTCAACTTTGCTGAATGCGTTATTCTCGCTACTAAATGATGCTCCCTTCGCGGAATCATTGTAGCCTTTAACCAACGGTATTGTTAATCCAGAGAAGTCTTTAGTACAACTTTGACGCACAAATTTACGGCCGCCAATATTATAAAGAGTATCAATGCGATACTCAGCAAGAGTTCCCATGTACAATAACGGATCTGATGGGGGGCCACCGCCGGCTCCTTGAATATCTCCAGCAGTTGGGATTGGTGTATCCGGTATAGAATCTACCAACACATTGTTTTCAAACACCTGATATTGTTCTATATGTAGGTCTTTAACCGGATCGCCTGGATGGGACCATGTAATTTCAATGTCAATTGACGCTCCCGTTTCTTCTCCCTCCAGAGATGTTGGAGGTGGCATTGATACGTTGACGAACGAAAGAATATCATTACAATCTACAGGGATAGGATCAAGCAAGTCGCGCGTAGAAGGATTGTTGTCGCTAAAGGAACACTGCTCGAAGGATGTTGGAGTTTTAAGGATCAGCACATCATCGAATTGCTCATAAGGTGTCCCCCTATCGATCCACAAACGGAACACTTTATCTGTATTATCAACAAAGTCAAAGAACGGCGTCAGTGTGTTTGCGTTCTGGAGTGTGACAAGCGTGCCACTAATTTGCTCCCATTCGATAACATGGCCGAGCAAATCACCATTAACAATACCTTCCAAGTAAACTGTAGGCGAACAGATGTGCAACTGATCATCACCAGCGGTGACCAGTTCTACTTGTTTAAACTGTCTGTGTCGCGTCGAATATGTTACTTGAAATGGCATTGTTCTTAGTCATATAGCATTACATTGTATCTGTCAATTGTCAGAGTTTTTCCAATATCAGATGGACTGAAACGAATTCGTCCGCCTGTGTATAGAGAAATTTCACCTGCCGCTAGCGGTGTCGTTGTATCGTTTAGCAATATCGTAGTTACTGGAACACCATTAATTTTAACGTCTTCTGGTAATGGACGGCCCGGTAATGTGTAATCAATTGACCAGAAGTTCGGTTCGAATCGACCAGTCGAAACGCCGTCACCAAGACTGATGATATAATCAGTATATTCTTTTACCATCCAATTCCAGTATAGGTAGCCAGACTGGTGACTGGAATACACAGAAGGAACTAACTCTCCTGACACGCCAGTGAATGTGTAAACTACTTTGTTGCGGATCTTGACTTCTAGGTCAGTAGACCCTTCTGGTCGTTCGAACCAATAGTAAATCCAATTGTCATTATCTCTTGTGAACTCACCATCTTGGTAACCAGGATCAGGCGTCGGATCATATTCTGTGTGAACAACAGTACCGTTCTGAATAACCTCAACGCGCCAGTTTTCATTGGATACTGATGTTACCCGAACAGCGTAATCTATATTCGTAGCAGATACGCCTGTACCAATTTTACTTGCGGCGGCTAATCCAGCTACCATATTTTGACCGCCAGGAATATCAATGAAACGGAAACGGAAAACACATCTTCCTGTTCCCAGCGAGCCGTGTAGGCGTCCGGAATAATCACCACTACTAGTTCCTTGAAAGCGGTTGCTAGGATCATTATATGTCATCCGACCATTATTATCGAGAATTACGCTTTGCTCCGTTTCTGATAAACTTCTGGCTAGAGTAGTCGTTGTAGCCGGAAGCAGACCTCCACCTTCAACGTCTGTTTGGTCGAATTTAACTTTCTTATAGTAAACACCTACAAAACGAGAATCAAACTCAACACCACCATCAACGAGAACACCATCTACAACTCCGACAGTGTAATAATCAGTGGCGACGAACGTCTGTGTTCCACCTGCATCATCAAAGGATACAGTTAGGCCATCTACAATTGGTTCTTCAGTAGCATGCATGGTTTTTGAGCCAGCATGACCTTCAATCCAATTAGCACCATCCCAACCGTACTCTTTCCATGCTACGCCTCTGAAACTGCCGGCATCGGAAGATGACGAGTCAGTTACTGGCACCACGAACCAAGCAGAGTCTGTGGTTTCAATTGCTTGGTGGCCGGCGAACATACCAGAGTCTCTAAAGAACACTTTGGCACATTCGCCAACCATGTATCCTGTGTTGGTAGCGCCATCTACGGTATTGATATCCGTCTCGCGGTTTAGTAAAGACGCGAAGTTGTGTGTGCCATCTTGACGGCCAAGAGTAAAACGACCCTGGTTTGAGTTTTCATAACGACCCATCACCATAGCGTCTAAACCATTAGGATCTTTACCCCACCAGAACTGTCTACATGATCTACCGTTCTCGTTGCTATGAGAAGCAAAAACATGAGTCGGAGTTGTTGCGTTATAGTTCCAAATAGCAGAACTTTCATCGTCGCTCGTTGGGCTTGTTTCCCATACAGTTCGTGATCCCCACACCCCATCATTCGGGCTGCAGTGGAATGACTGACACATTTCTCGCCGACGAGAAGGATACGCGTATCCTAAGGTAGTGTTCGCATCGCCACGGTAATAATCAGCTGTTGTATTTCCAACACCACTTACACTATCCCACCACGTAACACGAAGATAAGATCTCCACTGGTAGTTTGAATCACTGTTCCATACTATAGCCAGTCGATGATCCGCATGAGTAGGATCTCCCTGTAGGAACCACTGGCGATATTCCTGACCGGCTGGAACTATATTGTAAGCAGGAGAGGATCCTGAATCATACACATTAAATGTCGTGCCATTGTCGTCAGTCCATATCAGACTATCGTGCATGATCGCCCATATACGACCTGGTGTTTTTGTTACGCCATAACATTTACTAGTTGTTATACCCGTCAAGTCGGTGTGAGTGTTATTAAACTCATCGATCGTGTTCCCATCAGCATGAATGCGGTGTAGTCCAGTGACCGCATCTGCGACCCATATATCGCCGTTATCAGCAACACACACCTGACTAATATCACTAACGTTCAGAGGTACTGAAGAGGTACTGTGCCAGGAATCACGTTCGTTGTTAATCAAATCATAACGTATGACCAGATATGATAAGAAACCTATTACCTTACTGGTTTGATCATATGGTACTGTATTCACACCAGTACGTCGGTCATATGAAAGACGCTGCCAAAATCCACCAGCATTATCATCCGTGCCGTGGTTAAACATAACGCCGTGATAATTACTGAACTTGCTGATAAACGGTACCGCTACAAACATGTCCTGGTATGTGTTGTTATAGAAACCAGTCGTATTTCGCATCCACACTTTGTATGTTCCTGCACCCACTCCACCAGAGCCGGTAACTTCTATACGTAAGAATTTCTGCCAATCAGGATTGGTCCAACTATCGCCGTTAATCGCTAGTGTGCCTGTTCCTGAAGGAACGGTAGAAGCGAAGTAGAACGGTCCAGTCGCGACTGCGCTGTGAGAGAAGATGTTTTGAATTGGGCTGTTTGATTCTCTGTTTAGTGGGTTAAAGAACAACGACGGTTCGGCACCGCTGTAGTTTTGGTTACATCCAAGAATGGTTCCAATCAAACGACCTGTCGCTTGGGTCAAATCACCAGTAGCCCGGATTATACGAGCTCTATAAGAGCCATCACCGTACGCTATACCGCCAATACCGAAACTGTTCGGGTATCGCTGGTCCCCGGATCCATACCCGCGGTTGAAATCTGTAAGGTAGTAGTTACGAACATTTGGAATCATTTTCCGGCCGTGTGCAACGAAACGAACAGTTTGTGGGTAAATGGTATAATCGTTTGGATACCCGCTGTTTACCCATATATGACGACGAGCGATTCGGTATATCTGATCTCGTGACGGAGCAGTATCGCTGGTATCTTCTTCTGGGTTATCCCAGATGATACGGTAAAATATGTCAAGCGTTTCTGTTGGCGACTGAGTGCATGGGGTAGTTAGCGCTAGGTACGCAGCAACATCAACCGGGCGGTACGGTTCCGGTAATGGCCAACTTGTCTCATAATCCATACCGATGCCAATAGTATAGATCGTACGGAGAGCGGCAGGTGGATCAAATCGTTGCTGGTATTGGTAATAGTACGCAAACGTTCCACCAGTTCCCACATTACCAGATAATAGGTTTGGGTTCTGAATACCAGGCTCCGTTCGCCCACGCTCAATTGGATTGTACATTGCTGCCCAGTTACGATCCGTTGGTTGATCCAGCCCGCCAATGAAAATATACTCCCCAAATCGTCCATCGTTCGATGGAGTGTTTGTGTCGAAGTAGCCAACATTAGCCATACGATTCAACATCGATTCCGTGATCGTATTCTTTTGCTTAACTTCTTTTGTTATTTCGCCGGTGTTAATGTCTCTGAACACCAAGCGCGCTTCGCCGCGTACCATATTAATTCCTCTCGTTATCCGCTACCAATGCCCGATGGATCGTATCTTGTAATATTTATCCATTGTGCATCTGGTTCAAAAGCGAGTTGTGTTATTGTAGATTCCCCATACTCCACAAGGTTACTGTAATTGATTCGAGAAAAATACGTATCTCCACCATTCGCTGATGTTTGTGAGCTTGATTCGTTAGTTAGGAATAGGTTGGTATAATCCACCCGGCTAAAATATTGTTGGTCTGGATTGGTTGCAGTTCCGCGCACTGAATCGTTGTAAGCGCGGACTGATGGTGCCACCAACGTGGTGTAATCGATCGTACAGCTCGGACGGATAAACTTGCGGCCAGCAATGTTGTACAGCGTATCAACGCGGTATTCAGCAAATGTTCCATTATACTGGAGCGTCTCAGTAGGAGGTCCAGGTCCATCACCAGCATCCCATATTGGCGTATCTGGTAATGAATCTACCAGCACCCCGTCTTCAAACACCTGGTATTGCTCAATATACGCTTGATGTATCGTGTCCACAGGATGGTTCCATGTCACTTCCACGATTGTTTGGGAGCCCGTTTCTTCGCCTTCTAGTGATGTTGGAGGAGGAACGGTAACGCTGACGAACGAAGCAAAACTATCACATTCAACCGGTTGTGGATCTAGTGGTAGATTGAAATACTGCTGATCAGGCGCATACGACGTATCACATATACCTGTTGGCGTTTTCCATATCGTGACATCATCATATTGCTCGTAAGGAGTTCCACGATCAACATAACAACGAAATACTTTATCTGTTCCATCTACCGCATCAAAGAAAGGTGTCAGTGTATTTGACAGCTGCAGTGTTACGGTTGTTCCACTTATCTGTTCCCATTCAACAAAATGCCCAGACAGATCGCCATCTACCTCAGCTTCGAGGTAGATTGTTGGTGAACATATGTGTGTCTGATCTTCACCAGCAGTTCTCAGCGTTATCTGCTTAAACTGTCTGTGGCGAGTGGAGAACGTAACCTGAAAAGGCATGGGATGCTCTCCTTAACTTCCGCCAGTTATCGTCCAGACGCCCTCATCAAACGCTGTGTCGGAATTACTATCAGTAACAGTCACACGCATGGTAAAGTCTATATTAGCTGCCACCGCAAATGGCGAACCTACAATCACGTTTGGATCAGTAACTGTGATAGAATCGCCAACACTGAGAACTGTTCCATCAATTTCAATTTCTTCACCACCTGGAGGCCCAAAGCCGGAATTGACCGCGCTAACAACCTCAATGAAGTAACTAACATATGGAGGCGTACCAAGCGTCACGTTAATTAACGTCGAAAGAGAAACCCCGATGTCAAATGAGCTGATTGAATCATCATACACTTCAATGCTCAATGTGGACACTATAGGAAGGGTGCAACTATCAGCTGGAGCACATCCAGCCAGTGTTATGACAACATCTTGGATGGTTGGTTCTAATGTAACCGGAGTAACAACTTCGATTGCTGTTCCTGCTACTAGGTCAACGTTGCTAGGGAATGTAATAGCACCATTTCTATTACCAGCAACAAAATCAATCTGCCCCACTGCAGTAGTGCTTGTACCGTCGTCTGTTATGATCTGGTATGTTACATCGACTGCAGGTGCAATCTTTGCTCGTGCAATTGATCCCGGCAAGTTCGCAGGTAAATGTATTTGCCGCGTTGCTATAAACGAACCCGTTATTGCATTTGCGAATAACATCTGACCTGCTAGGAAGAATGAAATGTCATATGGGATTGTTAACGGATAAGTCGCTAACTTATTCCAGCTTCCGTTTTGTGCAACATAGTGCGTATTTTCGCTTGTTACTTGAGCGATCATCCCGTTGTATGTTGACGGGTCTGGTAAATCACCGAACGTAGGATAGTTTGGCGTTATGGACGCTTTTTCGTTATATGTTTCTTGTACCGCATTCTGGATCGACGTTGCTGTTATATCACCAAGTCCTGGAACCGGGCTGACATATGGCGAAAACGATAAGTTACTTGCAGAGTGCGTATGAGTAATTGGCGAGTATAGGAGAGCCAGATCACTAGGTTCCAACCCCTGCCAATATCTCGAATCAATAATACCACCATCACCAAATTGAATAACAGAAAGAGTATTTCCGTTCTGTACGATAGTTGCACCATCAGCACTTAGAGCTTGTGCTCCGCCGAACAAGATCCATTCAGTTCCAGAGAATGCGTATTGATTGTATGCAAAAATTTCCGAACTGTTACAAGCATACACTGCATTGTTTGATGTTGGCACCTCAAAATAGTCCAGAACACCAGTCGACGTGTATTGTGCGATTTCGTTCTTATGGCCAGCAAACGAACCAGATGGAGTCGTGGATGATTGTATTGCAACAGCCAGTCGTGCCCCAGCTGGATTCATTCCTGTTAACGGACCACGGTCCAACCAAGCAGCACCATCCCATGTTACGATGTTGCCTGCTGGAATTGCTGCCCAAAGACCAACAGCGCCAGGTGGGATGATATAACTATCGCCCAAATCGTTGATAATTGGTGGCATAGTTACCACATCCGAAATCATATTGACAACACAGATCGGGTTCAGCCACACCAGTCCACTAACCAATGAATCAACATATCGTTTAGGAACTGCATGCAAAGCATTAATTGGGTTTGCATGTAATGTTAAGAACCCCGTCATCGTATCGCCAGCTTTATTGACTTTCTCATTGCCCAGCTCTTCGAGTGCGCCCTGAACATTTAGCGATGCAATTCCATGACCAGGGGTAAAGTTGATTTCAGAGGCACCGTGCGTGTGAGCTAGTGGAGGGCGAGCGTCAGAGAGACGAGGGTCGTTATCGCCAACAACCAATGGAATGTCTTGATCAACAGGCGGTAGGTTAAGGTAAATACCGCCAAGATCGGTTGTCGTTGCTATTGGTAGATTCTCAATAGATCCTGCAGGACCACGATCTCCCTTACCGCCTAACCCCTGCTCAAATACGATAGAATCTTTGTCCAAAACTCGAGCGACTGGTACTTGTCCTATCGGATAGTTACCGACTGTAAGGAACATCTGTCCAGCGACGATTGCATCTATGATTATTTCTTCGACATAGATTGTTGTGGTAGCCGGAGATGAGTTGTACACAGACTCAACAACACGATACGAACCATCATTATTTGTTGAGTTACCACGAACAGTAATTACCTGTCCTTTTTCTAGCGTGTAACCTCCTGCAACAACAAAGTACGGATTTGTGCTACCATTGTTAATTCCAATGATAGGAGGGCCTGCACGATTACCCTGAACGTGTGGATCGTATGGAACCAGCTGTCCGTTTTCGATCCATAGTGGTGTACCTACGGGAACAGCGCTCGGTCCAGTTGTCCAGTTCCAATCAGGGTTTGTAATGACACCTTGGATCATTACAGCACCAACTTCATTCAGTCCAAGAGGTTCTGTCAGAATACCAACAACGGTTGTTCCAGCATCGTCGTAGTCAGCGACACGGATACGACCACCTACAGCAGGAGTCGGATCTGGTTCCCAAGCAACAACGCTAAACTCATCGATAGCGGAACCTGGACCTGCGAATTGTGCTCTAGCTACATTTGATTCTAATCGAATGGCGTCAACGCGAGCAGCATTTGCAAAGAATTGATCTTCTGTGGTAAAGAAGGTTCCGTCATCGCGACGAATAACATCCGAAGCTTCGTCATAAACAACACGGCCGGTTCGTACTGATGTAGTATCGCCGATTTGTGTTCCAATGAAAGATCCAGTGTTAATTGTTTGAGGTAAGAATTGTGACGCATTACGTAGATGTGCAGCAAATACACGAAGAACTTCAGTCCACTGATTACCATTCAGAACATAATGACGGTTTGTTTCGGTATTATACCAATGGCGACCGTTCGTTAATAGAGGAATGCCGTAGGCATCAATATCAAGAGTCGCATCGCCGTACGTGGTGTCGGTTGGGGTAGCTACGACTTCATAAACAGCAATCTGTGTTTGACCGAGCAGAGGGCTATATGTTGCTTGCTTGACGGTATACGTTCCATCATTATCAGTAGATCCGATAATAGCGAACTGTCGGTTCTCACGAAGGACGAAATGGCCTTCAACAACAAACGCTCCAACGCCTGGAGTTGATCCGGGAATTACGTCAATAACTTCAACATCACCATTTCCAGGAACGGCATCTTGAGCCACTGGTTCCAAAGTGGTGTAGCCAAACGTGCGCTGGAAGGTTAGAGGGTTGAAGTCCCAATACAGCCAATAGTGCGTCGAGGCTGAAAATGGCCCCATCCACGCATTAGTAACTGTGTAGTTATCGGTAAACGTGTAGTTGGTATTTGCGTGTGCTACTGTGATAGTGACCGGGCGGTTATCCGCCTTCAGGTCCACGTGTCCTGATGGATTTTTACTTAGAAAATCCTGCACATTGCCACTCGTTTGGTGGCTTACTATCCCTTGACGAAAATTGATTCTCATGCTATTACCCCTGTTATACGGTCTGCGTTACCATATTTATGACGGGGTTAAAGCATTACGCGGTTATATCTGAGTCGCTATAACCAGCAGCAGCACCCGGACCAGCTACACGAACCGCCATGATTGCATTTGGTGAGATCCAATCGTATGTATTCTCATCAACCTGGCGGCGATATCCTTCTTTGAGTATTTGTAATGCATGAGCATTTGCCTTCTCGGCTGTGTCAACGGAAATTTCAAACGAGGCCTTTTTCCCACTGGCCTTTTCGTAAGACGTAAAAACTTTTAATGTATAGTCAGACATGTCAATCCTTATTATTTTATTGTCTTTTCTCTGTAAATTTCAAGAAACACCTGAGCATTCCAGTTTGTATCAGATGCATTAGTAAACGCAACACGAATAAAGTATGGGTACATCAATTCTGCTGTATCGTCGGATGCCAGGTTAAAGTATGTTCCTGTGGTTCCACGGCATGGAATCTTAGTTACAAACTTATGCACTGGTTGCTCTATATCGGAGATACGGTAAGCACCAGTTCCGGTCATGTTTGGTGTTAAGTCTGTTCCATCATAATCCCAATCTCCATCTCGCGACGCGGTACGTGGTATCAGTGCTGGGGTAGCAGCAAAACCATGTGTTCCTGTGCCTGGGCCACCCGGAGCAAACTTTACCAAGTTATCTTCAACTATTAAATCTAAATTTGCTAGTTGCTGTAATTGTGTTGCTGGAGCCATAATTATTCCACACGTCCAATCGCCCTGTCCTGCATTTTCATAACGAATGTATGCTTCGTTAATCCACACACGACCATTATCTGGGTGGAATCTTACATCCTTTGTGACCATTGGAACACCTGTGGTCATGGTAAAATCTAGCAACTCGCCATCGCCAGTTTCTCCAGTAACCATATCGTCACCAGCACCTGCCCAAACAGCGTATGTAACCTTGCCATCAAGCATTGGTTTTGCTGATGATTGAACAGCAAGTTTATTTGTATCGGCGGATATTGGTAATTCTGTAATGTTGATTTCGCTTGTATCAGGAACGTGATTTTCAATCATCGTTTCTAATACCGCCTCTTCTTCAACAGAAAGTGCAACAGCAAATTCGAAATCAAAGGCTCCACTATTTAAAGAGATACTTAAACACGACGGAGCAATGGCAGGTACAGCATTGATCTCCGTCTGTAACTGATTAAGATTATACCCGAACTCAGTTGTATCCGGTTTTGTTACAATTACTGACATTTTATGCTACTCTCCAAATTTCTAATCGTGCAAATCGAATGCTTGATGTATGAAAAGACCCTTGCATTCTATACCGCAATGTAATAGTTTGAACACCCGAATAGGTGTTAGTGTTAAATCCTGTAAACGGTGTCCAGTCAGCGGTATCTTCGTGTTCAACGGAAGGATCTGCTATTTCAGTGCCATTGCGTGATATTGAAACGTCTGTACGTCCAGACGTGCTCGTTCCACTAACTTCACAATACCATTGTATTCTATATGTACCACTTGGTAATGATGGAGTTGTCATTGTTAACTTTGTTTGATAGCTAGTGGAGGTTGTTGACGATGTTCCGCTACTTTCCTCAAACTGGTAGTTTGATCCAAAAACTGAACTGCTACCTGCATTAACTAAATCTTGCCACGATCCGTTCTCATACCCTTCTAGTTTGTTGGTAGAGGTGTTATAACGGATCATACCATTGGCTGGCGATCCTGGACGTTGTGCCGTTGTTCCCACCGGAATACGAAGGAAGTTGCTATCCAACGACATAATCTCCGTGCCACCATTTGACACGTTACCTTGGTACCAACTAAATCCAGTTGTTCTGTTTGCGGTGGAACCGCGAGCACCAAACGAGTTTTCATACTGTGGTGATGAAAACGACCCATTACCGATAGTGCGGAATGAAATATACGGGGAATCATCATCTTCGTCGATTAAACGAAGGTTTGGCGTATTGCTATCATAATGGTAGAGAATCCATCCACTGATACCAGGAGATCCTCTATTGAAGTATGTACGCAATCCTTCGATTTCTGATCCAGGTGTATTAACTTCAATATATAACGTGGCATCACCTGTTTCGCCACATTCTATGTCAGTACCAATGTTAAGCATTGCTGTTTCAGCAATACCGTTGATTGCAACACGTTTTGCAGTTGGACAATACTCAAACGCACTATCGCCAGCAAATCCACCCGCACCATCATTGTACTGGACGTCACGAATATCTCCGCCTGGTGTAGCATCGGCACCTGCTGGGCCTTCAGGTCCTTGAGGTCCTTCGGGTCCTTGAATACCTTGCGTACCCTGAGGTCCTTGTGGCCCTTGGGGACCAGTTTCTCCCTGAGGTCCTGCTGGGCCAGTATCGCCAGTGTCTCCTTTAACACCCTGAGGTCCTTGAGGTCCAGTTTCGCCTTGTGGTCCTTGTGGTCCAGTGTCTCCCTGAGGTCCTTGCGGGCCGGGATCACCTGTGTCACCTTTAGGTCCTTGAACGCCCGCAGCACCAGCAACAGACATATCTGTGATATATGTCCAGTTAGCTCCGTCATAAAAATACAAACGACCATAATCAGGATCTGTATCTGGCAGTGTTCCAGCAACTAAGCCAAACTTGCCTGCTGTAACGGAACCGGCTAACAATTCCGCAACAGAGTTGAATATGGTTTCAATTTCAAAACTTGTTCCGTCGGCACCTGCAGGTCCTTGAGGTCCTTGTGCTCCAGCTGGGCCAATTAGGCTTGCAATGAAGTCGGATTCTGTTCCAGTGTTCCCTACAGCCAGCCAAGACTGGTATGCGCTACCTACACCCGTCGGTCCGTCGACACCAAGTACAGTAATGTAATGGTCTGTATCTACCGGAGTGTCGTTGGTTGTACTGTTATCTCCTTGACCAACAACTACTCGGAATGATGATGATGTTACGTTAGAAATTTGAATGTTTGTGTCGGTCGTTGTTCCGAGCGGAAGTCCTAGTACAACATAGTGTGGCGACCCATAGTCTTGCGATAGCGTATAGTCGTATGTTCCTGTTCCAGTTCGGTTTACTGTCAATCCGTTACTTGATGCAAGTGTGCCATTGGCAAATGTTTTTGCATAGGCATAAACAC